AACCCCGGTATTGTGGGCCTCCCAATCTAGGTTTAACTGCCTTACGTTTAGCTGGTCTATAGATATAGCTGTGTTGGTAAAAAAGTCCATAACTGTGTTCGTAGCCATAAATGAGTTGGCTATTGTATCTATAACAAAAGAATCCTGGGCATAGCCCTCAATCATATTCTTAGTCATACTGGCTTCTAGCATCCCGCTAATGCTGGTATTGAACTTTTGGCGGCTAGATTCTTTTATTGCTCGAAGGTCATTGTCAGTTGCATATTGCTCAGCGTTAATCTTAGTTTGTTGATCGCCAGTGACAAGCATATCCGCTATCTCTGTAACTGCAGCTATCTCGCTTGCAGCCTCTATTAGAGTCTCTTTCTCTTCTTCATAGGTGTCTTGCTCTAGGTCAATCATATCGTTCAGGAGAACGGCTGTAAGAGCCTCTGGGGTGCTATTTACTAGGCCATCAGCGTAAGCCTGGTTAAAGACATCCATCTGCTCTGGAGTCAGCTCGTACTGAGTGCCGTCATCGTTGTTGTATATGATTGTGTTGCCATCGAGCATGGACTGAGTAGTCCACTGGATGTAATCTTGGATGTTATTTGTTATTACATTGTTTATCGTAGACGTGCTTTCGCTTAACGCTGTCATATCGAAGTCGTTTTCGCTCGCAATCGTCTTTGTGGACAGCAGGAGCATCAGGAACAAAACTAGGGTTTTCTTTATAGAAGTCAAGAGCTTCATCTCCAATTAGCCCTTTTATTGGGCATGGTGTTTGTGCATTACGCATTGCCCACCACACTCTTGCATCTTGGCAAAGAATAGAAGTGGCAGCCACTTTTAATCCAAGCTTCTCTAGTTGCCTAGAAAGCTTTAGCCTCTCACAGTTTTGGTCTACTTTCATTTTACTCGCGCTAATACCAATCTGTAATGTTTGCATACCTGCTCCAGATGTCACTATGCAGGTGTCAGTTTGATATGTTGGAGTAGAGGGTGCTACCGCAGTTGTTACAGGCATTCCTTCCTGGTTCACAGTAGTCTCTGTTGTAGTAGTTATTGTTTCAGCCTGCTGGTTGGTTCCAAAGTCCCCTACATTAGCCTCCGAACCAAAAGCACGAGGCGCTATAAAGATATAGAAAACCAGTAACAGTATTGCCCAAACAATGTATTTATTCTCCCACATAGGTGTCTTCTTTGCCAGTAAGCTCATCTTTTGGGCTATGATAAACATCGACTTGAGCCAGACAATGCGGGCATGACAAGTTTGTAACTATCCGATAAAACTCACTTTCTTCATCAATATCGTGGTCGCCACCCCAGATTAATTCAGTATTACATACCCAACAATTCACTTTCTGCCTCCAATGCGCTGTTTAAAAAATCAGCAATAATTTTAATGTCATGCATTGTTTGCAATGTAAACTGATTGCACCCTGCATGTACTGATTGATTTGTATTGCAGATCGAAAAACTTACTTCTTTATCAAATGGACAAAAATGAACCGACATTTCTACGTCAGCCTGGTCATTAACTATAAGTAAGCTTAGCTCTTTGATCATGCAATTCTCTCCAAGTGGTCATTAATTTGATCTTTCCAGTCATCAATCAAGTCTTGCAACTCAATCCTATCTAATTTAGAAACAACATTCTTTTCTAACATTTCGTCAACTTTGTCTCTGCCGTACATGTCTTCCATGTATAAAGTGTATCTGCTTTCAGCGTTCCCAAATTTCATTCCAAACCCGTTGCAACCTGCACACTGAGGATGCACGTTCTCCTCTACCAGAGCCCACATGTTTCTGCCACCGTTTCCTTTAGCTATGAAATGACCGCCTTGCATGCCATCATTCCAGTGCTTTGTAACACCGCAGGTCACGCAAGAACAGTAGCCATTGTCGTCAGCCGCCTTGAGCCTCACAAGCTTCTGCAAGGTCGTCAAGGCTTCTTTCCTAAGCTTCTGGACAGTCTTAGCTTTCTTTTTTGGCATACTTTATTTCATTCTCATATTCAGCAGTGGACTTAACATTAATATAAGTGCAAGACTTAACAAGAATGCCTTTGCAAAAGTAACCTAGAAGATCGTCCTTAGCACTATGGACTGGTTCCAACAACGCCCCGCAATCAGGGCATGGAATAACAGTATTACTCATTGAATAAACCCTGTTGGCTTTTATCTGTATCAGGTTTAAATTCAACATCGACCAGGCGGTAATCTTTTCCACCAGTTTTTGATTTAAAGATTTGGCTTGATGGTTGGAGCCTATCTAAATCCTGGGATCTTAGCGTCATCTTAGACTCACCAAAACTAATACATAAAAGCCCATCAGATTTAGCTTTTTCGATCTCATAGTCTCTAACCGAAACAAACTGGCCCTTCCACAATTTTTTAACTTTCTTCTTCATTTGATTCCTCCTCTACTTCTGGCAAGCAACCCTCACAAATCCAGGTGTACTTGCCAATAGCCGAACAAGGCGACCAGTCGTCATCTTTTAATTGATCACAACGGTCGCAAGTATAGACAGCCATTAAAATGGAATGTCGTCTTCAAAGTCATCAGCACCTGCTGGCTCAGCAACTTTAGGCTCAGCAGCTTTAGGTGCATCCTTCTTCCAAGAATCCTTCTCTTGAATAGACATACTCATAAAGCTTTTACCTGCTTGAGACTTCTTAATCCAGGCAGACACTTCAAAGTCCTTGCCACCAACATTTAGTGGGCCTCGATAGTCAGGCTGGTTACCTTGCTTGGTTTCGTTCTTAAACAATGCACCAGAATTAGTGTTATCGTAATTACTCATATTCCTCTCCTTAATTAATTTTAGTAAAGTCTAACGGTACAAACCCATCGCCAATATCAGAAGAATACTTCAAGACATTGGAAATGCGTAAATAATTTGCCGCAGGCATTATACCAGCAGCTTGATGATCATAACTAGCATCAAAAAAAACAAGCCTATTGCCCTTGTAGCCAATAAGCCTATGTACTTTATCATCGTTAAATATATATAGTCCACCACCCCATTCTTCTTTCCACTCCATTTCTGGGTAGTAAAGAGCAGTATAAGCTTTCCCTGCTCCGCTTTGGAAGTCAGAATGTTTTGATGGATAAACCCCATGCGTATGCGAGTTGCTATAGAAATCACACAATCTTAGCTTACCAATAAGCTTTTCTGGCATATGAGTATGAACAGCAAATGCCATAGGACAATCTTTTATGTGCCAATGAAAGTTAGGCACCCACTTGTCACCAGGCCAATAAAACTCAAACTTTTGCTTAGCCATAACATCACAAAAAGATTGTGCTATCTTGTCTGGGAAGAAATTGTCTATAACAATAATGTCCACCCTAGGCTCCTTTTAATAATCTGCGCTCTTCAGTCGTAAATGGTGCGGTAGAAACCTTAGTAGGCGCTTGCCACATAGCTCTTTGATCCTCTTCCTCAATCTCACCAAATGCTTCTTTGGCAAACTGTATGTTATTTTCAGAAGGATCAGAAAGATATTCTTTGACAGCCATAACAGATTGTTTATTTCGTGCCACAGCCATAGCGCAAAGCTCTTCTACGTTAGGCTCATCTGGCTTTCCCCGCATCATTGCCGCCTCTGCGTCATCGTCAGCAGTAGGTATACCAGCCATAGCCTGTAACGCATAACGCCTGGCGTAAGTTATTGCAGAGCCACCTGCTTGTGGATCAGCTTTGGTTATAGGTAAATAAAACTCTGACTCGATAAACTGGCCAGAAGTGTGCATGAGGATTGTCTTAACGCCAATACCTTTGCCACCATCAGAAGTGGTAGGTAATTGCACATAGGACAAACCGTTCTTGTTGAACGGCTCCTTAATAGCTTTGATTACGCTAGTGAGATCAGCGTAAGATGATTTAAAGAATGGATTCTTAGCGTCTTTAACAGCGCCTCCCATTTCATTTTGGGCTTTGCATAAAGCTGTTGCCAGCTCGTTTAGGTTCTCTGATTTATTCATGGTTCCTCCTCTCAAAAAGGCAAGTTGTCGTAATCAATATCTTCACCAATAGCGTCATAAACAAGATCTACTTTATCTTCTATGAAGCCTAGCATCTCCATTCTACCCATACTTGTGTGTTGCACAAGAGCATTAAGAACATTTAAAAATTCGTATTCTATGCTGGCTTCCAAATGATCAGCAGGATCTCCTTCTGACTCTGTTATTGTTACTAAAGTTTTAATCTTCCCCATCTTCTTCCTCCTCACATACTGGACAATACAGTTCTAAAGTTACTCCCATACCATGACAACTACTGCATAACGTGCCTTCAGTGTAGCCTTCACCGCATCCACCACACTCACTGCACATAACGTCATCAAGATAACTGTTACAAACATTGCACTTACTCGGTCGCCTCATTTCCCCTCCAGGTGTTGACGTTGTATTAAAGATAGCTTACATTAAAAAGGATTGCAATGAAAGAGGGCTTTAATATGATTTTAGAAGAAGACAAGTACGAAGAAATGGTTGATTACTTTGGTGAGCCGAGATTGGTTGCTGAGTTTTTTGACGTTAGTGTGCAGGCTGTTTACCAATGGCAGCATGAAATGCCAAGGACAAGGTGGGATCATTTTCAATTATTGAAAAAGTTTGAAGGGAAAAAAGGAGGAAAGGATGTCGGCAGATGAATTGATTAATAAATTAGCAATGGTTAAAGAAGTTAAGGCTAGAAAGAAGCACAGAAGGTCATGGATTGCACAATGCCCAGCACACAGTGATAACAGCCCAAGTCTTTATGTTGACGAAGGTGAGTCAGGAAATGTTTTGATCAAGTGTTGGGCAGGTTGTGGGGCTACTGATGTAATAGACGCTGTTGGTGTGCATATAACAAGTTTGTTCCCTGATGGTGATTACGATTCAAGGGCCAGGAGGCAGAAAAAAGACGTGGATTACCATGAGCTTCATCTCCAAATTTCTGAAAGTAAAAGAAACAATGGTGAAAAACAAAGCAAGGCTGACAAGCAATCAGAGCTAGAGTCTTATATTGCTATGAGAGGCTCTAGTTGAGCGCTAGAGCAACTTTCTGGGCTTGGGAGCAGGAAGTATCAAGCAGTGAGAAGTTTGTCTTATTGTGTTTGTCAGACTGCCATAATGCAGACACTGGGCAATGTAATCCTAGTGTGGCTTATGTCGCTAGGAAAACAGGTTTGAATCGCAAGACTGTATTAAAATCTTTAAAGTCTTTGAATGAGCAAGGTCTGCTCACTAGGACAAAAGTGGAGGGCTCATCTAATCTATATCACCTAAGCCTGGGTAGTACCAAAACAGGCATAGGGGTAGCCCAATTTATACCTGAAGCAGTACCAAAACAGGGACACAAACCTAAAAGAGAACCTAAAAAGAATCTACGCTATGAAAAAGGTGATATGGATGCAGTTGAAACCATATTCAACTTACTTCTAGTGCTGAACCCTAAGCACCGTAAACCCAATATGGAGCAGTGGGCCAATGAGGTCAGATTAATGCGTGTTAACGATGGTCATACTCACAGTGAGATCCTAGATTTATTTAGGTTTGCCAATAGCGACAGTTTTTGGAAGTCAAACATCCTAAGCCCCAAAAAACTACGGGAGAAGTGGGATGTATTGACAATCAAAAAAGGTGATACAAATCAACAACCTGTCGAGATATGGGCATAGTGACAGAACTATCTTTAGGTTCTGTCGGTAAAAATGAGCCATTTAAGGGTATAAAGGTTTTCCCTTATCTGGCTCTTTTTGGACACTTTAATGTGTTATGTGTCCTTAATGCAGGTTTTCATGCCCTTAATGCAAATAGATTTGGTTTTTTAAGGATGATTTATTGGTTTAGCGTTCTTAATGCATACGTTAATGCAGATGGGTAAGAAAACTAATTTGCAATTAAATTACCGATTGAATATTCAATGGAAGTTTAGAAAATTCAACAAAAATGGAGAGAGATATGAACAAGATTGATTTGACAGACAAAGAATTACTCAGCTTTATAGGTAGGCAGGAGTCACAAGAGATAGGTACTTTTGACTCTTATGGAGAAAGGTTGTTGCATCATATGAGCCATGGTCATGGGCTAGTGGGAGACAAGTTGCCTTGGTCTAAAACGCATGACTCAGTAAGATTGGGTGAATCACAGCTTTCGATATGGAGTGGTATCAACGGGCATGGCAAGACATTGCTCCTTAGTAATGTTTGCACTCACTTGATGGCAAGGGGTCGAAGGGTGCTCATAGCGTCAATGGAAATGAAGCCAGAAGAGACTTTGCAGTGGATGTGTTCCCAGGCGGCAGGATGTACTCCATCAAAAGAGTTTGCAAAAGGCTGGCTAGATAGAATGAAAGAAGTTGGCCATATTTATGACTGCTTAGATAAAGTTCCGCAGGAACGCATACTCGGTCTAGCGCATTATGCAGGTCAAGAATTAGATATTAATCACCTTGTTATTGACAGCCTGACCATGTGCGGAGTGGGTAGAGAAGACTATGCCCAGCAAGCAGAGTTTGTTAATCAGCTGAGAGCTGCTGCAAAAATAAACAGGATGCATATCCACCTAGTGTGCCATATGAGGAAGGGAGCCGATGAGAACGAAAGAGTTGGCAAGTTCAACATACGAGGTGCTGGTGAAATTACTGACTTAGCTGATAAAGTCTTTGTCGTTCATAGGAACAAGATTAGAGAGCAGGCTCTTATGTATAAAAGTCTTGGAAAGCCACATGACAAAAAGTGTTTAGAAGAACAGCCAGATGTTTACTTGAATCTTGTTAAGAATCGACAAGACGGCACAGAAAAGAATTTTGGGCTATACTTTCATAAAGATTCTATGCAATTTACGTCAATTGAAGGAAAACCAATGCCGTTGGAGCAAAATACAGATGATTATTGAGTATGACTACAGGAAGTAGAGCAGGCAAAACCAAAAATCTAAAATGGCGAGAAAATTTTATAAAAATACACGCTGTTGTGAAGAAACTGTCCCCGCTGTTTGGGTACAACCCAGACACAGAGTTATGGGAGTCGCCAGAAAAGAAAATGATGTTGTCGGTTATAGAATTAGCTTTAATCGACAAACACAATTGGGATCAAGTCATGTCGCGTCAACCAAGTCAAGAAGAACGAGTTTTAATAAACAATGCAGAGCCATACCTAAGAGGTGATTTGTGGCATGCCGAGATTTGTGGCGTGGACTCTGATTATGTCAAAAGAATCATAAAAGAATACGAGCTATGAATGTTTATAAGAAAAAACAGGTGCTATCCATGTATATCAATACTGATCTTGATCCTTACGATATCGCTGATCGGCTACATGTCAAAAGAAGAGAGGTTATCAGGCTACTGGAACAGACGACCAGCTTACCGCCCGATAATAACGAGTTAGCATGCATAAATTGCACCCCAGGCTTTATTGATTATCTAAGGGGCCAAGGTTATGGAGTTTAAGCTTGATAGCAGGAGCCAATTAACTGCTAAATTAGTCAATTGTGAGTGGCCTGAGTCTACAGATGGTTGGATCGTTACGGTAGTACCCGTAAATGGGGCAAAAAGGCCCAAAACTGACGCTCAGAGGAACGCTTTCCATGTCTGGTGCGGATTACTAGCGGAAGAATTAAATGCCGCAGGATTCGATCAAAGGGTGGTTTTTGCCGCAATGCGCGAGGGTGTTGATATTCCATGGGGCAAGATCACTGTCAAAGAAAACTTGTGGAAGCCAATTCAAAAGGCAGTGGTGCAAAAAGCATTCACTGAGGAGTTAGAAATAAACGAACACGATCAGATCTACATGGTTTTGCATAGATGGCTGGTGAACAACGGTTTTCCATGCCCTATGTGGCCTACTGGGGGCGAAAAATGAAAAAAAAGATACATGTTAATCAGCATCACATTAAAGCCAACAGTAAAGGCGATAGTTTGCCTGTTTTGACTGTTAAAACGTACAAGGGTAATAGTAAAGCCAACGAAGCGTGGATTAAATGTGACTGTTGCGGGAATATAGCGGGCATTTTGAAGTACAGTCCAGATAAACCCCTGTCCTGTGGCGCTAAAGTGTGGCTAGAAACTGATGAAAAAGTGTTCTTGCCTGAAATGGATGAGTGGGTATGAGTAAAGTTATCAACCTTAGCGACATAATTGATGCAGAAAAGCTCACAACATACCAATTAATCCTGTTGCAAGCGTTAAAAGACAGTGTAGAGGAGAATATAGACGCTACACAGTTCATAATTATGGGTCTGTCGCACAGTTTTAAGGGTAAAGTGCAGTTAATTTACCAATTTGACAACCAAGACGAAGAAAGTCTAATAATGGCAAAGGGTTATTTAGACGTATTACAATCCCAAGCGACTAGGCAACTGGAGAAACCAGATGATTGATGAAAGCTTGTTGGAATTTTGTACTACAGAAAGGCAAAAACAGCACGTTAAAGCCAAAATTGAGCACAGAACAGCTATGCAAGCGGCAGAAAGTTTAGGCATTACCAAAAGATCCCTTCAAAAGTCACTGCAACAAATCAAAATCAATGCAGCGAAGAGAGGCTGGTCGCCACAACACGACATGCACCACTCGGTTCCTGATGGTTTTGTCGCCAAAGGTGTTTCTACGCTCTATGATGATGAGGGTAATGTAAAAGTTCAGTGGGTCAAGTCTGCCCTCACTCAGCAAGACAAGTTAGACGCTATGACTAAGGCCATTGAGGAGATGGCTTTAAACAACGCAGGTCTAGCGCCTAAAGTGTCAAAGCCAAGAAAGCGTTTGGCTCAAGACGAGCTTGCCTGCTATCTAATTGGCGATGCACATATGGGAATGTATGCCTGGGGGGATGAAACAGGGAACGATTTTGATTGCGAGATTGCCAGCAGAGACTTGAAGTATGCGTTTGATCGCCTTGTGCAGAATGCACCTGATAGCGACACAGCATTGATACTGAATCTAGGTGACTTTTTCCACTTCGATAACCAAGAGCAGACTACTAGAGCATCAGGCCATAGTTTAGATGGTGATACTCGACTGGAGAGAGTGTTCGCCATTGGCATCACTGTTATGAATTACATGGTCAAGCGAGCGCTAGAGAAGCATAAGAAGGTCATCTGTAGGAATGTTCGTGGTAATCACGATGACATTATGTCTATGGCTTTGAAATTTCAGATGGAGGCGTACTGGAAGAATGAGAAGCGAGTGACTATTGAGATGAGTCCAGCTCCCTGCTGGATATACGAGTTTGGCAAGGTTGGCCTTCTGATTACGCATGGACACGCACCTAAACCCAACAAACTGCCTGAAGTGTTTGCTGGCATGCATCCAGAGCTATGGGGTAGAACCAAACATAGGTACGCATTACATGGTCACTTTCATTCTAAAATGACTCATGATAGTGCTGGTATCAGAGTAGAGGGGTTTTCCAATCTCGCGCCTAATGACGCATGGCACAATGAGCAAGGTTATCTGAGTCCACAAGAGATGACTATGGTTGTGTACCACAAGGAGAGAGGAGAGATTAGGCGCAGTATTGAGCGGCCTGCTTAGTCTAAAGAATCGAAGATGCAATCCAGAAACTGATCATAGATTATCTGTTTTGCGACTTCTGACTCCTGCGTTCGCAGTGAGTATTCTATTTGTTCAATCTGACTTTCGCTTAATGTGATTACTGCTTGGTCAAGCATTGATCTGACGTAGTTAGGTTCACTGTCTATTGTTATAACGCATCTAGTTTGATGGCTCAATTCATGCCATTTGACTGTTTCCATGCCTTCAGTTTAAGTTCGCGCAAGACTTTTTGCCAGTCAAAAAAAAGGGGACTCTATGTCCCCAGTGAATATAATATTAAGTAATTAACTAAGTGTATTGACGATATTATTCCTATAACTATCAGCACACTGGCGTATTTTTTTATGTGTCGCAACTTATTTTCTCCTATTTCTTGTAAGAATGCTTACATTAGACTACAATTAACTTGTTTTCAACTAATTGGAGGGAAAACAATGAAATTTAATCCGCAAGAAGACTGCACATTGAGTGCTGGTACGTTTATAGATGGTGGTGTTGTTAGTAGCATATGGATTGGCTTTAGTGGCTGGATGAGAGATTCCAGTGACAATGCTGTCGCAGGTTATGTTGAAATCTCTTACCCAGATGAAAGTAATCGCTATGCCACAACACACATAACGCTGACTGGTGAAGAGTTTTTTGAACTGTTAGATACTTTAAGAAAAGAAATGGAGGAATCACAATGAAAGATATTACTTTTACTGCCGAATTTACTGGCCCACAAACTTTCACTGGTACAATGATGATGGGTGATAAACG